GCCACCACTGCCTCACCCATGGAGATACTTTCAGGCGGGGATCCATTCCCACCCGATGCCCTCTCCCAGGGCATCAGCTTTGACAGCAACTGGAGACTCTCCGTCTCCAGACCCGCTGCTGTCATACTTGGAGTTCCACCAAAGAGTGTAAAAGTAGTTGTCATGATGTTTCGACAACCGATACTTCCTCTCTGGCGCAGGTACGATCCTCAGTACCTCGTCACGCTGGTAGCGTTGCGAGGTAGACCCGGAATCAAGGCCGTTCAGGCCCCGAGTCCAGATACGTTTACGCAAGTGCGTATTCCTGGGATTAGTACAGAGCAAAGCAAACGAATCCTCTTCGTTACAAGTAAAGAGTATCGGATTCATTCCAGCATCCTTCCGTATGCGCACACCCTCAATGGGATAGTACATACAAAAGTTTAGAAGGGTTCTACGAAGATTCTGATACCCCTCATTGCCTGCACCATTAGTTAGGTCTACTAGACCAACCATGGTGGCGATGCTCACCTTCTGCTTTACTGCTTTCGGCTTGAATGTCCACGGAGTGACGTCGTGTCCTGCGAAGTAGTGCTTACCACAAGATTCACGGTAGGCATCACGACCAGTAAACGATTTGTCATCGTTGACAACAAAACCTAGGTCAGTAAGGATCTCCACGGTGTTAGACGTCAATCGGTTATCCGTAATGATGTCGTCACCGTAACATACGAATGGATAGAACCTACGATCGCCTCTAGGAACTGGGGATTTGGAAAACGTATGCTGATAAAGCATATCCAAGTCCCAGCCTTCGAAAGCGCCTGGCTGTCTCCAATCGCGTCCTGCTGTCTTCGCCATTGCAACCATCATCACGACGGCTGCGTAAAGGGTTGTTTGTACCGGGAAGCACAAACTGCTACCCATTGGAGCGTATTTATGTATATCTTGTACGCGTCCCTTAGATAGTTCCACTTTACTTGTCCTGGTGGCCCAGAGGTGCTTTAGCACTTGAGACGGGAATAGGTATTTAATTACCATCCAACTCACACAGTCGGAAGCACTGCTCAGATCCAATGTATCCAAATGAGAGTATTTCGACCCCCACTCGGCAAAACGTTGGTTCACACGTTGATCTTTCAGATCAATGTGGTTCTTTAGAACAGAACTCCGTAGAAATCGCTCATAGACTAACCTGACGCCTTGTTGCGCCCATTGGTAAGCAGCGGGTTCCATACAAATGGACCGCGTGCTCTTATAGTCTTTAGCGACAAACTTAAGCCTGGCGACATCTAAGACAGCATCTTCGATAACATCTTCACCCATAGGCAGTCCAACATTTTGTGTCTGGTTATTCAGCATACCGTTTCGATCCCAGAAGTACAGGGCTCGAATTGGTGACGGAATAGTCATCGTCCTGTTTTTAGCAAGGACACCATTCACTCCACGTTCCGAAACGGCTCCCCCCCCATGTTTGGGGAGGAAAACGTCGAAGACCCAATCCTTGAATATCCAAGTCATCACGACTTTGATATTTTCGAGATAAGGAGGTAACTCTAAACTGCCAAGCCTAGCCTCTACAACCTGCCATTTGCGTAATGCAACGGCATCAAGTTGAGGATTCTCAAAGTATGACTTTTTCCCGAATAGGCAAAAAGTCAACAAGTATTTGAGAATACTAGGATCCCGAGTGCGATAGAACGCGAGATACTCCGGAAATACAGGAGTTTTCTCAAAGTCTTTGAGGTACGACAGAATAATCTTGTCTCCCTCAGGGCCAGTCGTCGAGATAGAACAACTTTTCGACAGCCGGTGACCTAACTCGGAATATATTGGAATAACTTCGAACAAATCGTGTTCCAGTTTCTTAACGAAACGGTCCACAACCTTTCGAGGTTTAAGTCCCAACGGTGAATCAGCTAACAAAGAAGACCACGCACTTACTAATAGAGCAGCATTATACCTATTGTGCTGATATTTCGTATAGAGGTGGTTGGCTGGATCTTCCACGTAGAAGGTTTTCGTGTAGGACCCAGCAGAGGTAGGAATCTTCGTCTCCCACCGGTAAGGCATCATCAGGGCGTGGGATCAGCCCACGCGATGCCAAGAATCCGGGAAATCTTGAAGGCCAAGGCAGCCAAGCGAGTTACTGCCGCCTGCGCAGAGCTTACGGGACACACGGTCGAAACTAGTGTGAAAATCAACGCTAGCATGATCGGATGATCGTAAGTTGCCGCAGTGCCAGGAAGACTCCAAGCCAGGGTAAACGTAGCCGGATCGCGAAGCATGACGGCATCGGTCTCTTCATCTTGAAGCTGCACCGGTATCGTAAGCTTAACGGAGGTGTTCGTTTGACCCCGCCCCATATTAGCCTTCGGATTTGGGTAAACCCCAATCCGTAAACTCGGGGCGTCGAGGACGTCTCCAAAAGCATACTGGTAAACGGTTTCTACACCGTCTTTTTCAGTAATGCTGGTGTCCTGCTCCACAAAGTGAGCGGGGTTAAGCTGCGAGAAATCAGCAGCACCACCGGAGACCCAGTCCAACACTGACGGAATAACATACTTACCCATGTTCTACTCCTTTCGAGTACGAACGACTGCTAAACTACCGCCTCGCACCTTTAGAAGGTGTTGGAATGAGGTGTAGAATGTTTTTGTGTACTTCTCTATGTAATACGTCTATAGAGAAGGGACGAGACGACGCCCCAGTCGGGGACGCCGGCAGTACCATGGAATGAGAACCGGGTCTGAGCCATTACGGGTAACGTCTCTCCGACGTACCGCAAATAAAACTTATACCCGGGCGGATTGTCCGAGGGTCCTGGCGCAACTTGCGCAAGTGCTAGATCATCAGCTGTAAAATCGTAGTGAAAACTTAACGAGTTAACAGCATAGTCGATGTTCAAACACAGCATCATCATTGATGCTTCAAGATCCTCCTGGTTCGCACCCACATGTGTTCCCCAGTCCACTGCCCAACTCCACGGGATAACATCCCAGAGATTGGACAGTGAAGGCAGTAGACCCAGCGAACGCAAAGGCAGCATACCCGTCAAGAAACTATCGGGATTAACCGAGAATCTCAACGACGTGCGTGCTACCAGAGTAACTTCCGGAAATTCAGCAGTGAATTCCGGGGGCACGGGATATACGAACTTGCCTGATACAGTTTCCGGACGTAAAACTCCTTGGAAACGGTCACGCAAGGCGGTCGCCTTCTTGGCGATGTCTTTAGCATCGTCTAAAGTGGGGGCAACCCCAAAGGCATATGTCAGGTAGGCGTCAGAAAGGAAAGCGAGCAGGCGTAATACAGCCGATACTCCACCTTTCTTAAGATTACGTAAAGCGTAGAAAGCCTTTACTACATCAATAGGCCGTACCATATCCGACATCTCGACCAAAGTCTCGATGTGATTGCTGGACATACTAGAGAAATACTTGTCTACCGCATCTTTAACACTAAGTGCCGACGCGGGAGCGGCATCACCTAATATACCCAACGACATAGCTTGAAAAGAAGCTAGAGAGCGTGACGAAGAATGAATCATAGCTCCAGATGGAGCTGTGCCAGTCAGATACGATACTTTATCGTTAATCATGATTGGGTGGGCGAAATCCGCCCCTGATTCAACGACCGACACTTCATCGTGCCAGTCCTGGAACTCCTCGAAACTAAGAGGAGTAAGGTCGTCAATATTCGCAAGCTCATCCTCGTTGCCATACAATACTGCCCCAAAGTAACGGTCAGTGCAAAACAGAGACGTCTTTACAACTACTCGTTCATGTAAATCATACTCCTCATCACCACCATAAATCTGCGGCAACAAAGAATATTCAAAACTAAATAAGTAATTGTATACTGCGCGGTACACGTACCCGAGCGGGTCCGTGTGTGTGAGTTGCATAAGATATGAAATATATCTGGGAGAACGATCATCCCAATTCAGGTATTGAAAATGCCTGAATGCAACATCATGGCCAATTCCTCCGACTTCTCCATCCCATTCACCATTAGATACCGCATTTTGCAAATCTGGAATTATAGCGGCGAGTTCGCCGTAACCAGGAATGCCAGAAAATGCGTTAGGCTCAAGGATCTCAACATCAGAGACGAGACCACTCACATACCGCAACCGAAACATGCTACTACGTGGAACGATGGGAACTTTATAAAGCCTCTCCGGCTTATTGAAGTATTCCTCTCGCCCATTCGTAGCAACAGTACCTATAAGATTGGTATGCATGATCGGATTCTGTCCTGGTATTGCTGGGACATAGTCCAATGCGAAGTTCCAATCCCTGAACATAGCTACGGTGTTGTGGACAAAACCACACCACTTGATGTAACTATTTAGGTACCTGCCAAAATTCTTTGTTGGCGTGAAGCCAAGATGCATAGTCGCAGATTCTCTATCCACAACGGCGCCAAATATATCGGCAACCGAGTAGGACGGAGATACCACGTCATACATACAGATCTTCGTAGCCAGAGAATTCGAGAGGTGATTATTCATCCACCATGGATAAACATGAGCCTCTCCCCCAGAGCCCCAAGTGGGCACATATGGGTCGCCGTTTTGAACAAAATTTCGCCCTATAAAGCGGGCGGACGGCGTAGCAGACGTCTCGAGGGTCAGCATTGTAAGATTCCTTTCGTAAAATGTGCGTTAGCTGGATTTACC